TTGTTGCATCACGAGTTGAAATCACTAGAGGCGAGTTCTTAAGTCCTCTTAGTGAGGCCATCCTTGAGGCGATCGAGGATATGGATGGTGACACCTCACCTGGAATACCATTATCCCATTTTGGGAATAAGAAAGCACATTGGTTATCTGATCAAACTGGTTTGGCCTTGTTGGTGTTGGAGCGTCTGGAGAAGATGTTGAGTATGGGTTGCCTAGAGAACCCTCGCGATGTAATTCGTGAAGGTTTGCGGGACCCCATATACTTGTTCATCAAAGACGAGCCTCACTCAACTAGGAAAATGGCAGCTAAACGCTATAGATTAATATCTTGTGTATCCTTAGTAGATGTAATAATTGAGAGAATATTATTCTCTACGCAAAATAAGCTTGAGATTATGTGTCATGAACATATGTCCTTTAAGCCAGGTATGGGCTTACATGATGAGGGCTTGCAGTCTTTGTATGGATATTTCCAAAAGCTGCAAACTAAATCATTGTGTTCTACAGACATATCTGCATGGGACTGGAGTGTGACCGGTTGGTTGTTGGATTGTGAGCGAGACTATAGGAAAGCTACAGGCTCTCGTATGGGGGCTTGGGCCGCCTTAGTTGACGTAGCTTTCCATAATAACAACAGGAAAATTTTCCAGTTGCCTTCGGGTGCGATGTTTATGCAGTTGGTCCCCGGCATACAATCCTCAGGGAGCTATATAACTAGTTCCAGTAATTCCCATATGCGGAAAATACTCATAGACGTTGTAAAACAGCGTCTAGGCGTTCCACCCAGAATAGGAGTGGATTGCCAAATGGGTGATGATGCAATAGAGGAATATCATGAGGGATTGTGTGAGGAGTATTATAATCTTGGGTTCACTACAAAAGGTGCTACACTCATGGAAAATTCCATAAGTTTTTGTAGTACCACATGGACTTCGGATTGGCGCGGTCAACCTGAAAATGCATTGAAAACCATATTCCGTTACGTTAGTAAAGATGTGGACAATGTAGAGAGGGCTATGTACCGTGATCAACTCATGTGGGATTTGCGTCATTGGGCTT